CTGAAATTTCCTTAGCTTGTATGTCCATTAGCTGCCTACGCTCCTGACATTCAGCACCACACTCCTCCATTATCCCCTCTTCTCTCCACTTTTTATGGTCTATTCTTAGTGCGTCATAAACACCTTCCATTCCATCCCTTACTAGAGCCATATCCTCTTCTGTCTTTATTTTACTGGGATCAATTATCATGGCTATTGTTTTATCATCAACATTGCTTGGAATATCATTATATATATCTTCGTATGAAAGTCCAGATTTCTTCATAAATTTAGATACTCCATCCATATTATTCAGTGTGTCAGTCATTCCTTCCTCGAATGCCATATTTGGGCTCATGCTATTGTCACCATAGTCTGATTCTGCCTCAGAATAAGTCATACCGTCAACCGTAGCACCTGCATTTGAGTATGATTGTTCAGGATCTGGACCAGTTGCAGCATCACGCTCTAGTGTTGAATTCCAATCTTCAGGAGTATATCCTTCTGGTATGACTTGTTTTTTGATCGCAACACCAGGTGTTCCATTTGAGCTTGCCAGAACTCTTCCAGTTTGATGGTCAGTTATGGTCCCTCCTTGTCCATTCTTTTCTGCAGCAATCTGTCTAAGTATTTCGTTTCCATCTATTGGTTTTTTTGCGAATGCACTTGCCATGGTATAGCCTTTTTTTTTAGATTGTATCATAGTTAAGGTAAAGTAGTCTATACTTCCAGTGGCTGAGAATTTCTGTGTTTGGTTGGTTCTCGGCCTCCTATTTGATACTTCCTTCCTTCAACAGTATTAGAACCCTCCTAAACCAAACACACTTACTTCAATTACATTATGATATACTTTGCACAAATAACTCAAAGGATTAATTATGGGATACACCTTCAACGATGATGATATGACAGATGCACAAATTATGCAGCAAAATGAGATGAACAGAGCAGCAGCAGACAAGGAAGAAAACCCTTCTCCAGCTGATAAAGCAAAAAGCAAAATAAAAGAATATGTATCAGGCAGCAAAGTCAATGCAAGAAATGCTAGAAACAGAAAATGGAATAAGGATTCTGGTGCTATGAAATCGCATATTGACCCAAGTATTAAAATGGATCCCAAGAAGATATCTGCAGCAGACTCTAGTCTAAGTAGACAGAAAAGACATGATGACTTCAAGACAAGCAAGATAGCTAAAGCAAAACAAGACATCATAGATAAAGCTGCTAAGAAGTAAAAAAAAGGATCTAAAGTGGACACTAGAAAACTACCATCACTAAATCCGGCAGAACAGAGACGACTATTTGCACAGTTCGGTGAAGAACCTGGAATGATAGATGTATCTGGTAGCATTGCCGGAGTTGGCTCCAAGATTATGGCATCAAGGTTTGCATCCCTGGCTAAGCCAGCAATGAACAGTAGAGCACTGTACAGACCAGTCAGTGATATACCTCTAGTAAGAAACTTAGACTTAGCAAACAGGGCAAAAATAACGGCAATGAATCAAGCTCAGAATCAGAGAAGGGTGGGAAATGTAGCTGCAGCAAGTGCATTTACTGCACCAGACATGATACAGATGGTTGGTAGATAGATATGTCAGCAATAACAGCTCAACATCTGGCCGCAGTACAACAGGTTTACTCAGTAGACCAGTGGCTTGACGACGTTGACTATAGTCCGGATGCAAACTACATACCTTCAGTCTTTGCACTGGAATTCGTCAACTTTATCAAGCTCGTGAATGGAACAGAAGGCGAAGAAAACAAAACACCAGTACTCCACTATAAGATGCTAGATGCCATTGCTGGACCAGATATGTCGATCATTAACATGTTGTATCGTGGTTCTGCCAAGACAACGCTTATGGGAGAATACCTATTCCTATATCTTGCAGTCTATGGGGAAATTCCTGGGTTTGGTAAAGTTGATATAGCTATATATGTAAGTGATTCAATCGAAAATGGTGTGAAGAACATGCGTAAGAACTTGGAGTATCGTTGGGAAAACTCTGAGTTTCTCAGGAAGTATATTCCAAAAACAAGGTTCACTGATGTCAGATACGAATTCGAGAATATCGCAGGAAAAAAGCTTATTGTTAAAGGTTATGGAGCCAAGACCGGAGTTAGGGGAGCGAAGGAGATGGGTAAAAGAGTTGACCTTGCGTTGCTGGATGATCTCATGTCCGATGAAGATGCTCGTTCGGCTACTATCATTGCTTCCATTGAAGATACTGTTTATAAAGCGATAGATTATGCCTTACACCCAAAGAGATCGAAAACGATCTGGAACGGTACACCCTTCAACCAGAATGATCCCCTATACAAAGCTATTGAGTCAGGTGCATGGGCTGTCAGCGTATACCCAGTATGTCAACACTTTGACGAAAATACTACCGAAGAAACCTTTCGAGGAGCTTGGTCTGATAGACATGATTTTGCATACGTCAAGAGACAATATACTAAAGCGAAGAAAGCAGGTAAGCTCGATTCTTTCATGCAGGAAATGATGCTTAGAATTACCTCAGAAGAAGACAGGCTGGTACGTGAGCAAGACATGTTGTGGTTCGAAGGTGATGACGTAACGTCTCAGCCACACAACTACAACTTCTACATAACGACAGACTTTGCAACCTCTGAGAAACAGAGAGCTGACTTCTCTGTCATGTCTGTATGGGCATATAATAGTAACGATGATTGGATGTTGGTAGATGGAGAATGTGGAAGAAACCTCATGGATAAAAATATTGATATACTGTTTGATTTTGTTGTCCGTTATGACGCACGATCTGTTGGTATTGAAGTAACTGGTCAACAGGGAGCGTTTGTTACCTGGATAAGAAAAGAGATGCACAGAAGAAACATATACTTCACTATAGTCGAGGTCAGACCAACCGCTGACAAGCTAAAGAGATTTCACAATGTTGTGCCACTGTTTAGGCAAGGTAAGATGTGGTTCAGTAAGAGTATTCTTGGAACCCCATTCATGACAGAAATGAAGAATGAACTAGAGAGAGCATCAGTATCCGGATTTAAGTCTAGACATGATGATGCTATAGATACAGTTTCTATGTTATCAGAGATGAAGCCATGGAAACCTAACACAGCTATGGCATCTGGTGTCAAGTCTCTATACGACGATCCATTCTACGATGATGACCAGGAAGAAACACTGAGCATTGGTTCTTATATAGTATAAGGTACAATGTAAAGTAAAATAAAGTAAAAGGAATGTTATGAGACTAAGAGAAGTTTATGATATCCTGAAGAATACAGAACTAAAACAAATAGTCGTAGGCGAGAATGAGGAGCAGATCATATCACTTATGAATCTCGGACTCATTGAGATCTACGGAAAGTTCAGTATCTTACAGGAAGAACAGACAATAGAAACTGCCACTGGTAGGACTAGATATCGTCTTCAAGAGAATTCGCAGAAAGTACTACAGGCATACTATAGGGATACTGAAAAAGATCCACTCGTTGGTAATGATGGCTTTATTGAAGTGCCGTTGAATGATGTAAATAGTGATGATTCTATCTACACACCACAGCCATATGTGCTTCATATACCAAATCCAAAAGATGGGCGTATATACTCAATTATACAGGTAGTTACTCCGCCATATTTGACGAAAGACAATATGGATAAAGTAGATTTAATTTTTCCACCACAGTATCTTGATCCATTGGTGAACTATATTGCATATCGTGCATATAAGTCTATGAATGGCGACGAACAAACAGAGATTGGTACGCACTGGAGAGCATACATGGCTTCATGTAATGAAGTCTACAAAAAAGGCCTGGTTCAGTACTCTATATTGACGAATATAAAACTAAATGATAGAGGATACGTATAATGAAGACACCATCATGGGGCTTGGACCAGAACCAAGAGCAGACATTCATAGATAGATACTGGGGACGTGTTCCTCAGTTCATTATATACCAGCCTGACAACTTTAGATGTGAAGCAAACACAGACTATCTGTACCTTATGGAGCTTTATATAGCTGGTAAGCTAAATAGAGATAATGTGAGCAGAGAGTTGTGGAGAGAGCTTGAGTTAATAACATTGAACATTGGTTGTCCATGTTTATTAACCATGAAGGACAGAGCAATTATAGATGCATTTCTAGGTAACAGACCATGTGAAAACAGAAACTGGAAACTGAACTGTATGGAAAGCATTTGTTGTAACGAAATTGTGATGTGTGAAGCACCAACAGTTTGTAATGCAAATATGCCAACAAACCCATAAGAATACAAGGATAAAAGATGAGAACTAAATTAAAATGTGATGCAGCTGGTCAAGTCAAAGTAATGGACATACTGACCGGTATCAACAACAATATAGACGATATAGAGTCTCTCAAGGGTAAAGATATATTCCTTGAAGGCGAGATACTAAAGACAAAGGTAGATATTGCAGATAATGCTACTAGGATAATGGTTCTAGAGGCAAACAAACCAGCAGATGCTGGAGATTTAACCGATCTAGCCGTAAGAGTAACATCTGTAGAGGCAGACGTAATGTCTATAGAAAGTTCAACTGGGATGATAACATCAAATGTTGCAACAAACACCATGGAGCTGTCAGCACTCAAGATGGATGTCGCACAGGCAAGATCTGATCTAGACACCAATGTTGTGGATGTCATGGGAATGAAGACAAGTGTTGTCGACATTAAAGCAGATACAGATTCTAACACAGCTGATGTTTCAGATCTTGGTCAAAGAATACTTGCGATAGAGATGGGTAAACCAGGAGGAGCAGACTCTCTTCTTATTATGCATCAAGTAAAAGGGAAGACCGGCGGAGGAAATGCTGTAGCGATGACATGGACAGCAAGACCACTAGGTACTGCAGTAAAGAATACAATCAATGCAACTGTTGGACCAACATCTGTTACACTCGAGAAGGGCGACTATATCATTAGAGCCATAGCTATCGGAGAAGGTGCAAACCAGTCAAGATTGAACTTTGGTTCTGGCATGATTTACGGAACCACCTTATCTTCATCTGGTGCTTCTGAAATGCAAGGTGAATTCTCACTTGCTGCAAATACAAACATAAGTGTAGAAACTATAGTTGAAACATCTTCTGGTATGGATACGTTTGGAAAAGCATCTCCATTTACTGAAGACTCTGTGTTCTTAACTATGGAAATTATAAAGGCAGGATAATATGGCAAAAATTGATTATTTAGTATGTGACGGAAAAGGTGAAATATCTGTATCCGACATCATCGAGACTATAAACAAGCTAATAGATAGATGTAAAGATATTGAAGATTGCTGCAATGAAATGAAACAGAGAAGCTTCATAAGAACACTCAGAGAGAACAACATCCTTTACATAACGGATGATGGTTCTTCTCCTAAGTAAGGAGCACGGCATGATAAAACCATTAATGTGTTCCAAGAATGAGACCACAATTAAAACAATTTACTCTAAGATAAACGAGATAATAAAAGAATCTGGTGTAAGAGAAGACTGTTGTAATCATATGCTAACAGGTGATGACATAAATACACTTCGTGTTGGAGATTTCCTGTATCTAACTAATGATGGTTCCAAACCTGTTGCAGTTGCGTTACCAGATCCATTGCCTAAGCCAATAGAGACTCACATGAACCACGGAAAAATGAAGGTTATAATCCATAACCATGTTCCAATCCTGGCTATGTTTATGAATGGAGTTGTTGTGTTCTATGGAGAGTTTGAACTTATTCTTCCTCAATACAACGATACGTTCAGCCTAAAAGCATTTATAGATAAAGAGTTCAAAAAGATGGGAATTAGTGGTAAGGGATTACAGCTAAAGATAACAAACAACCACGTTCAGCCAACTATGAAGACTGGTAATCTAAGTATGTTTAAAAAGGTTAAACTTATAAACAATGGAGAGTTTACTGGTACTAGACCAGGAGACACGGGCATTATATTTGAAAGTGCATTATCTCTACACAACAAAGGTTGGATCAAAGGTGCTGGTGGAAACGGAAACCCTGGTACAGCAGGTAGAGCAGGTACAGACGGTGCTAACGGTGGAAAGGGAGGCAATAGTACAGTTCTTGGACCAGAGATATGGAATGGTGCATTGAAGACTTACAGCTGGTATGAGCCAATAAATGGTCAAGGTGGAACATATCGTGCACCAAAGGTTCACTTCGGGAACCACACCTGGTCGAATGGACATACAGACACACAAATAGCATTCAAGTGGAGTGCTGGTGGAGACTATGAGTATAACGGTACACACGACAACATAACGTATAAGGGCATCAAGTACTATAGAGGTAAGTTCAAGCTAAAGACTGCAGGCTCACACTTCTCTACTATAAAGTATTATGGGTTCCATAAAGGCGTAAAAGCTACAGGTGGAGCAGGAGGAGCTGGCGGAAAAGGAGGCTCAGCTGGAACTGCTGGTACAGCAGGAGTAGGCCAGTCATTTAAAACTGCAAGAACAGATGGAGGAGCTGGAGGTAAGGGTGGTACTGGAATGCCAGGAAAGCCTGGTAAACCATCCAAGCCTGCAGGGGGAAACTCTGGAGGATCTGGAAAGCCAGGTTCAAGTGGCTCAAGCGGAACATCTGGAACCAACGGTGGAGACTGGGGTAAGCCAGGCGGACCTCCAGGAAGACCAGCTGGTAAAGCAGTTACAGGTAAGAGATACTGGGTAAATATTGCAGCCGGTACAGGTAACGTCATTGGAGCCATCATATGAGAAACTATGGTGAGAAGATGCAACAATTCCTAGGGAGCATCGATGAGATGATGGCCCTTAAGGATGTTGTTACCCCTGAGTTTATGGAGAATATCAAGGACGTTAAGAGTATGCTTGGTTCTTTCGATATAGAAGACGCTAAAGAAGTAAGTGCTGCAGCCACAGTGTTGTCAGCATATAGTACGGAAATCCAAACTGTTCAAAATGGATTACCAGAAATAAAACGAGTGGTTGAGATGCAAAACCAGGTTCACTTTGTAAGTGACGCTCGTCAAAACATTGGACTGGTTGCGGGGAGTATAGAAGATGTAAAGGCACTTGCCGAATACAAGCACGTAATGGGGGCAGCAGTAGCGATGCAACCTATGATCGATGAAATGCTTGCGATGAGTGTTAAGATGGACGCAGTGCTTGATATGGAGGAAGATATAGATACTCTAATCAAGACATCCTATAGGATGAGTGTGGTTCTAGATGAAGTAAAAGAAGTGAAAGACGAAGCTCTTTCATTTCTAGAGCAAAGCAAACTGATAGAGCTAAGGATAATCAGGAAAGAAAAACTAATAGATGAAAAATTTAAAAAAATACAAGGAATGGTCGACGACATGCAAGGTTTCTCTGTTGATGTTCGTTTTAGTGAGCATAGTAGCCCAGCTAATACTTCTTACAACGCAGAAGAAAACAGACTCACTCTTATCGTGCCTGCAGGTAAGCCTGGTCCAAAGGGAGACGACGGTGAACCAGGAGACAGAGGACCTGATGGTGCTGCAGTCCATAGGGGATTGCCAGGTAAAGATGGTAAAACTGGGAAACAAGGACGAGACTTTTCTGTTAACGCCATGGGCCCCAAGGTTCAACTTAAAAGATATGCAAACAGACCAGTAGGCTTTAGTTTCCTTTCATTGGACGAAAGCCCAACTATGATATACTTCAGGCAAAGCAATGCACTCGATGACTGGACTGACGGACAACCGTTTGGTTCTAGTGATGGTGGTTATGCTAAGAGGTCACAAGATACTGAGCGATTCTCAGGCATGACGTTGGCAGAATTAACAGCCTACATCAAAACTAAAATAGGAGTGTAAAGATGGCAGTAAAAATATTAGCTAGCCCGATTCACGGAGCAGGTGATCCGGCTATAGACGTAAAAGATCCAGCATTTATTGCTGAGAAAACTAAACGTATGGACGAGAGACATGATCCACTTAGAGAAAACTCAAAGTGGTCATTGCCTCCAATATCAAACGCAACAGTACCAGCAATGGTCGTGGAAGATCATCTTACTGGAAAGCTTGTACCTGCACCGCAGGATTTAAGTGTTCCACTAGAGATGGGAGTTGTTTACGAAGTAAGAGCCCAAG